TTCCCACCAAGGCAGGCATATAAATTTAAAATCCTAAATACTTCCATGTTTACAATATGTTAAAATTAAGTGGGTAAAAAACCGAATCATTCAATCCGGCTCATTGTATAATCCTTTTGGTGTAATCCAAAAGGCGATGCAAATATAAGACAATTTTATAATATTCATACTACTTTTTCAACTATTTTTTAAAAATAGTTGTGAGCACTATTCTATCGACTTACTTAAAAAATAAGCGTAAAGGCCTGAATAATTACATTCACCAAATAAAGTTATACTTAGTCGTTTAGCTTTTTCTTTTTCTGAGGCAGTTAGCACGATCAGTGTTTTAGTCGTTTTTCGTTCTCTTACTTTAGTATCCATGATTAATTTATTTTAAAATTAGGTACAAATATATCTATATATATTTATATATACAACATTTTATAGTTAAAAACCGACATAAACACAATAATTTAACATAATTTGCCATGAATAATATTATTTATTGAAGAATAATACACAAATAATATGTTAAAATAATACGTTAATCATTTGAATATCAACCAATATTTAGTTAATATTATTTTATTATCAAAAAAGTGTGTTTGAAAACTTCTTATAGAAACAAAGACCATATACAGCGTGCAAATTGTATAACCAAACACTAATAAAATAATAATATAATAATATTAAAGTAATATAGATTTTAGATACTGATAATAAGCCCTTTACATTTTTCATTTAACATTATTATGTATTATTTATTTATTATTTGCATTATAAAAATAATATTCCGATCAAAGATATATGAAATTTTACCTTAAATTTTACTTACTGAAAAACATTTTATACATTTGCGTTAAAATAAATCTACCTAAATGGCTTATACAGTAAAGCAAAAGCAAAAGATATTTGATGAAATTTGTGATTTAATTGTTAATGGTTATTCCTTGCGCTCTGCATTATTAACATTAAATAACATACATGCATCTGATTTCTTTAGGTGGTTGAGGGATGATGAAGAAAAAAACAAACAATATGCGCGCGCATCAGTTGAAAGAGCTGAATTTATGAGAGAGGAAATACTCGACATTGCGGACGATGGATCGAATGATTGGATGGAAAGATTTAATAAAAAGGGTGAATCAATAGGGTTTGAAGTAAATAAAGAACACATTCAGCGTTCTAAGTTAAGAACCGATGTAAGACATTGGCACATGTCTAAAGTGAACCCCAAAAAGTATGGAAATGTTCCAGAGTCAAACGGAAAAGACGAAGACAATGAAATAACTATTAAAATTGTCGAATAATGCAAATTAACGTTATAAAAAAGTATAGAGATTTTTTTGATGCCACAAAAAACGAACCCCTTGTCATAATCCAGGGGTCTAAACGATCCGGAAAAACATTCTCCATCCTCCAACATAACGGGATTGACTTCTTGTCTACCAATTTTAAGAAGTTTCAAATGTTTTCAGAGTCCCCGAAGCAACAAAACTTTGGGTTAATGTCCGATTTCAAGCAAATATTTAACCCAATTTTACATAAAATTAAGGTTAATGAGACAAGAAAAACATTTCAATACAAAAATAACGAGCTCGCCTTTATAAACATTGCTGATAATACCAACGCAAACGACATAGCCAACTCCCTGGGGGCGTGTGATATTCGCTATATTAACGAATGCAACACATTTTCAAAAGATACGGTTGAGAAATTAATGATCAATAACCGGGGTCAAATGTTTTTTGACTATAACCCGTACCGTGAATTTTGGATTAACGACCTAATAACTGAAACAAACTTTCTGAAAACCACATGGAAAGATAATCCCTTCCTAACCACTAATCAAATTAACTTATTCCTGGAATGGACGAAGAAAGGTCAGGATTCTGAAATTGGATCTTATGATTATTGGCGATGGCAGGTTATGTGTGAAGGTATATTCGCAGAGATAACAGGGGAAATATTCACAACTGAGAACATTCACTTCACCAATGTGAAGCCCATAGGACTCCATAACTACATTATCTTTGCTGACCCGTCTAATGCTAAGGGCGGGGATAATTTTGCGCTTACATTGACTGCAACTGACATAAACGGCAACGTTTATCTACTTGATAGCATATCGAGAAATAAGATTGAAAAAGTATTATTAGCAGAAAAGATAAAAGAGTGGCAAAAAGACTACCCGGTAGTCAGAACATTTATTGAAACAAATGGTCAAATTGGGTTAAAGTTCTATAATGACTGTATATCCTCTCAAATCCCCGTTGACAGCTGGAATAGCCGGGCGGATAAATTCGAGCGTATCATGGCTAACTTTGATGTATTAACACAAAAATTATTCATAATTGATACCCCACAGAACCGAGAATACGCAAATCAGATCTATATATTTAAGATTGATTGTGAAAGGGATGACAATATCGACTGTCTTAACAATGCGATCATGGCATATATTTTAGTTTTTGGTGAATTAAAAATACTTTTTTGATAAAATTATGATTGTAATAAAAATATAACTATATTTGCAACGAAAACAATCTATAACAATGGCAATATTTAACTTTTCATTCGGAAATAAAAGAACACCAAGCCAATTCGAGCTTGGTAGATCCGGAAATTTAGCTAATCATTTTTATGGAACTGGCATCGGATATGTTATAGATGAGTTCAATTTATACTCTCAAATCAAAGATTATCGAACCGATCTACTAAATGGTACTAATTGGAGATCAACAGACCTAATCAACGCTACCAACTTTCAATATATTCAATTCTTAAAAGTGTTATCAAAATATTCAAGCGCAGCCCTAAACGATTATTTAAAGGTTGGACTTGCTGTGTTTGCAAGAATAGATGGGGTTATTTATTATGTATCGTATAGAAATTATACTAAGACAATTGATAAGATAATAATTAATGGCTATCCAAATGCGGAAATATTCAGGTTTGACGAGCCTAATGTTTATTGCGGAGAAAATACTATCTATTGGAAGTGCGAGCCATACCAACGACTCTATAACATAGCCCTGAGTTGCCAAAAAAACGGCATGAGTAAGAGCGGGTTTGTTAGCATAATATCTCCAAAAACGCCAAGTGGTTCTCCTGTTTTCTCAACACTGAAAAATGATGAAATCGAAGAAATGGAAAAGCGTTTATCCGAAAAACACGGGGTTTCGACAAACGAGCAAAGCAACATGCTTATATTTAAGAGAGAAGTAGATGTTAAAACAATAACATTTGACTCGACGAAGCTCGGAATACTTGACACTAAACGAATTTGTGAAGAATTTATGTGTTCAAAACTGGGTGTTCCGTTTGTTTTACTTCCATCTTCCGGGCAAACATTTGCAAATTATGAAGAAGCAAATAAAATACTGTATGAGAATCACTCGAAATATTGTGAAAGTTTTTGTAAGTTCGTTAAAAGTGAAATAGGTTTGGACATTGACTATAAAACAATTGCCGAAGAAGATAAAGGGATTGATCAATCGCAAAATATTTCGTTAAACGGTGCTCAAATATCTAGTCTACTTGAGATTTTGGCGAGCGTGTCAGGTGGATTAATAACCCCATCATCTGCAATTGAAATAATAATTAGCGCAATCCCTCAAATATCGAAGGATCAGGCAAAATTAATATTACAAGGTGTTAATATTGGGGTTAGCGAGGCGGTAAACGCAACTCCAGAACAGCAAATTTAAAGAGATGGTAAAAGAACTTAACATATTTGGTGATATTGTTTCTTGCATTGAGAATGTAGGTGAGGTTTCTCCGTCGCTTGTTAAAGATCAAATTGGTTCATTATCATCGGGTGATGAATTAATAGTTAATATTGATTGTTACGGAGGTGAGGTGTTCGCATCGGTGGCAATTCGGGCTATAATTAAAAACTCCCAGGCAACAAAAACATTTAACATACTTGGAATTTGTGCAAGTGCGGCCAATTTGTTGTTTGATGAAAATGATATTGTTAACATTTCAAAAGGCGCAATGGTAATGAACCATAAGCCGGCAGGCGGATTGAATGGAACGGCTACCGAAATGAGAAGTCAGGCGGATATGTTAGATAAGATCGAAAATGATATTCTACTTAAAAATTTAGTTGCCCGCTCCGGAAAGCCAATCGAGGAACTTAGAACTTTAATATCGAATGAGTGGTGGTTAACATCCGATGAAGCTATTTTTAATTTGGGATTTGTTGGGTTAAATTCTTTTGCAGTAATGAACCATGCAAAAACAAAACAGGAAAATATTTACAAAAATTACATAGAAAAGAAAAAAGCGTTGAACGTCAACGCATTTAAACAATTTACTAATTTTAAAAAACAATTACACAAATGAAAGAAATTCTTTTAAATTTGTTGGCGTTAACAATGACGGCTTTAACGCAGGGCGGAGGAGAAATCCCACCCGAATTACAATCTGAAATCGATGCTTTGACCGCATCAATCAACGCAATGGGCGAAGGTGCAAATCCTGATCAGGCAGGAGATCAAGCCGCAACAAACGAACTGTTGCAGAAAATGACTGATCTTGCTGAAAAGATTAAGGACAATGCCGAAAAATCAAAGGTGAGTAATAAGATTACAGATGCAAAAGTTGCAGCCGTAAATGTTGCCATCCGTAATTTTGAGACCAAACAAAAAAACTTAGGTTCCGGGGAAGCAAAAGCAAAGAATATGAATTTTGATGCCATGGTTAAAAACAATGGTAGACTTAGAGTTTTTAACGCAAACAACGGAACGTTCACAAAAACCATCGAGGAAGAGTTTAGCTTTTCTCAAAAGTTGCGTAACTCCGGTATGCTTGCTGGTCTGAAAGAAATGAATCAGGCAGAAGGTACAAATCAAATTATTTGGACGGAAGGCACAAGGGGTGCAAACGTCGCTGCCATCGTTGCCATTGGTGCTGATAAACCTTTCAAAACAAACACTACTGCAAACAGTACGTTAGCATTGTCTACTTTAGCTCAGGGTGTAACTGTTCCGGTTCAACTTTTGAAAGCAATCAATGGCGTTCAATCTCTTTACGAAGATGATTTGAAAGGAGATATTGAGGATAAAATATCTCTACAGGTTGCCGGGGTTTTAGCTACTGCAAACAATCCTATCGTTACAACTGCAAAAGTAAATGTTGGAACTCCAACGATTGCCGATGTAATTGAAGTTGCTTACTGGCAATTACGTCAATATGCACAGGGTAAAACTATCCACATTGCAATTTCGAGTGAACAACAAAAGGCATTAAACCTTTTGAAAGATGCAAACGAAAATAAATTGGCTAAAATTTCTTATCCTGATTTGTTAATTGAAAACTTTATCGCTGATGCAACTTATACATCTGATAAGATTTTCGGATGGGTCGATGCTTTATCGGTTCGTTTTTATAACGATGGCTTATGGGTTGGATCAGATGAGTTAAACGGTCGTGGTGTTTCCGGTGATAACTTCAAGAAAAATCAAATCAGCATTTTGGCTGAATACCTGAATGAAGGTATTGTTATTCGTGGAACAGACATTGTTACTACTATTTACGATTCGATAGCCGGGATTATTACAGACCTGACTCCAGCGTGATAAACTAACGGGAAGTGTAAAAGCTCCCCGTTTAAAAGTAAAATTATGAAAATCGAAATAATTAAACCATTTAGACTCCTTGAATTTGGCAAACAACTTGACATAGATATGGAGTATTCCGCTATATTAATCAAAAAAGGCTTTGCAAAAAGTCTTGAAAGTGTTGAAGAAGTTGATAAAGAGGAAGAAAAACCTAAAAAGAAAAAAGAAGAATCTAAATAATTCTGTTTTGTTGTTGGTTTATTGATTTATTGATTTTGTTGTTTGGTTTCGGAAGGGTGGTTAATCGCCACCCTTCTTTTTAATAAATATTGCGGGGTATTGTAAAGGTAACATGCAAGTCTCATAAGCTTGCGTTTCAGTTCGAGTCTGGCGACCGCAACAAAACAAAATTTAAAATTATGGCAATTCCAATCGTAACGGCTACATCTTTAATCGCAAAAGGATATCCGGTATCAACTCTGAAAAGCGAAGGACAAATAACACTTGCAGATTCTGACATTAAAGATGCATACTTTCCATCTACCGAATTATTCGCAGACGAGAAAACAGTTGACTTGCTACATGCTCTTGTTTACTCTTTGCTGTTGCGTAGGAAAATAGTATTAACCCGTTACGGATCGGTCGAAAAAAATCTCGCCTATTCAGTGCGGGCGGAGGAGGATGCAATCACGTCCGAAATACGTGGGTATTGTGCATCGAGGTTAGAAAAGTATTATTTAACAATTAATATTCCTAACCCTATAAAACCGTATTTTGATTACTATCTTAATTTAACTATCTATCCTCCATTGAATAAATTTGAATACGATGATATTTTGAAAATTTATGATATATTTTTAAGATGAAGCTAAAAGCAAATGATAGCACAAAAAAACTTTTCCAGGCGCTCGGGCGTGGATTAATTAAACAAGAAGATATTATAAATCTTGTTGAATCCCGAAAAATTGAACTCGGAAAACATCTTTATTGGACACTCGATCAATTTGCAACGATTACACAATTAGCAAATGATATTGAAATTGTGCGTTATCTTTTGAAAATTGAAAAAGATAAATTATCTTTGCTAAACAAAATATTATTTAAAACTAATCCGCTAAAGATTAATGTTAAAAAGTATCTTGAAACTTTGAAATTTGCGAAGGATGGAGTTAAAGATATTACTGATGCAATTTCAAATATTAAACAACCCGAACTTTCGGATGATCAAAAGAATGCAGGATTTGGAAAGCTAAATTTCGGTGATTTAGGGATGGCAAGGACGGTGGGATCATTTGAAGGTATCGGAACGTTAAAAGCTTATGATTTACCGATGCACTTAGTAATTCAATCGATCGACCAGAATGCAGCAATTAAACGTTGTGAAAAAGCACACCAAGACATAATGAAGGAAAATAGTAAGAAAAAAAATAACAAATGAAAAAAGCAGTAACCATTGTCAATTCCGAAATAGTTGTTTATTCTGCACTATCCGCCCCGCTTTCAATTGATCCTGCTTTAGATGGTGGTATAAAATTAGACATACTTGAAACACTTAATAATAAAGCCGGTAACATTCCGTATCTAAAACTCTCAATTGCTCCATCCGAAAATATGCCAGATTCGACTGTTGGTATGGATGGCGAATACTTCATATTAATATCTGCTAATTGCAGCGTATTTGCTAAATTATCAGGAGCATGGAATGTTGTTGATAAGTCAAATGATATGTTTTTCTTTCACAATACAGATGATGGAAAGCGGAATTATTACGCACTGAGTGACGATTTAGTAAATACTACCCTTGTCCATACAATTGATTTTGGTAATCCAGGCGGTGAATCAATTAAATACACACTTCAAACTTTAACCACTCCACAAAAATCACAGGCTCGCATAAATATTGATGCAGCATCTCAATCATATATTGATAATGCTATTGCAGCTTTAAAAAATAGCGGTGCAATCGGGGCATCTGTTGCCGGTTCAATTATGCCATGGATGGGATTAACAACTACAATTCCGCAAGATTGGGCTATTATACCATCTGTTCAGACGTGGTACCTAAAATCGGCTTACAATCAATTATATGTCGCTTTAGGGTCTGAAGCCAATCCTTGGGGTATAACTGCAGATTCATTTTCAATTCCATATATTGCACCAGGATCATCTATAATTCAGCAAGGAACTGGATTTATTAATAGGTCTATCGGGGGAACAAAAGATGAAACTTTAACGATTGAAAAAATACCGGCACATAGTTTTAAAACAGTCGTAAATGCTCCACGGGGTGGAAACGGAACATTAGCAACATCTCCGATTGACAGATCAATCGCAACCGAAGCCACAGGAAATGTTCAGGACGATGACAATAACGCATATAAACTGTATGCTGCAAATTCGGGAGCCGTTCCAACGCTTGGAAAAACTGATAGTTTAGGTGGTGGGCAAGCTCACAATAATATGCCCCCTTATATTGCTTCGTATTGGATTATTAAGTTAAAAAATACAGGTGGAAGCTTTACCGCTTTGATAAATGAAAATGGACACCTAATATTAACTTTTGACGATGGAAGTACTCAAGATGCTGGATCTGTAGTTTCTGCAAATCCCACTTATATTTTATCGGTTACTGAAGCATCGGCAAGGGTAGACATACCAATCCCTGCTAATACTTACATACGAGATATTAACGTTTTCAAAGTTTCAGGTAATCCAATAATAAACATCCCCGGAATAAATACAGGAGATATGACCGGAGAAGATATTTACCCGTGTTCTGCTAATCTACATTTAACAAACGCAGGTAATTTACAGGTAAACGTATCTGGCGGAGTTGTTAAAATTCAAATCATAAAGTATAACATATGATTACGTTAATTTACCTTTATCAAAGGAAAATATATCTGATATTCAAATACTTATACATCACAATATTTTTAATGTCAACTTTTACAGCACAAAAAGAAATGTTTAAAATAATCAAACAACTTATTAAATCATGAAAAAAGCTATTTTATTTTTATTGGTATTTATTTCTATCTTGTCAATGGGGCAGGCTCCCCAACGATTCAATAAGGTAATCGTAACGGGTGATATTACATCTCCTAAATTTATTCGCACAGGATCTACGGTCGACAGCGTATTGCTTGGTAATGGTTCTGCACGGGCGGTTGCATCTATTAAAACTGATACTGCAAGTTTGTCGAATCGAATAAACACCAAAGAACCTGCAAACTCAAACATACAGGCTCACATTTCAAGTACTTCAAATCCTCATTCTGTGACCAAATCGCAGGTTGGATTGGGAAGCGTGGACAATACATCCGATACAAACAAACCTATCAGTACGGCTACTCAAACGGCTTTAAATGGGAAGCAGGCGGCAGGAACTTACTCTACGGACATCCATTCAAATATTACTGCTTTAAATGCAGTATCAGGAACAAATACTGGAGACGAAACATTAACATCTATTAAGACAAAATTAGGCGCTGCAAGTTCTTCAAATTCGGGCTACCTATTAAATACTGATTGGTCAACATTTAATGGAAAACAAAACGCTTTGACTTTTGGAAATCTAACAAGTTCAGTGGCGAGTATGTCGGTAGCAGGTGGAACAGGGGCTGTTATTGGAAGTGGGGTACAATTAAGTATTCCAAACGCAAGTACATCGACCGATGGTATATTAACGGCAGCGAATTTTAATGTATTTAACAATAAACAACCACCGGGAAGTTATTTAACATCTCTTACGGGGGCTGTATTACTAAACCCATCATCCGCTCAAAGTGGTAGTATCAATTTAACAGGTTCAGCCACTTTTTCATCAGCTGTCCAAACAACAGGGATTACCCCAACAAACCTAACAACAAATTACATCCCTATGAAAAGTAGTGGGGTGTTGATTGATAGTCCATTGTCTATAGTAAGTGGAATTACAACTATTACAACAGGAAATCAAGCGTCTTCAAGGTTTAATATTATAAATACATCTGGTCATGGCTTTTCTTTAGTTGCTGGTCAAACAAATGAAAGTCAGGATGGATTTAGTATATATGATACAAGTTTAGGTACCACAAGACTTACAATTACAAGTGGTGGAAACGTTGGAATAGGCTACTCCTCAGGAACTGAAATAACTAATAATAAGTTGGCGGTGAATGGTAAATCCTACTTTAACGATATGGTAAACATCGGATATGCTTTTGATAATCCGGATTTAACAGGAAATCAATTAGCAGTAAACGGAAATATATACTCATCTAACATAATTCATTCGGAAGGGCAAATGATAAGTGATGATTTAATTACAGGACTTGGAGATATTAAGGCTTATGGGAATTTTATAAAGAATGGAGGTACATCATCCCAATTTTTAAAAGCCGATGGGAGTGTGGATTCAAATACTTACATTAATGTGAGTGACATATTGTCTGGTTTTTTTTCTGGAGTAGGAGTTACAGCTACAATATCTGGGGCAACTGTTACCGTGTACACAGTATCGATAGGAGGAACAATGCCGAACACGTCATATAAAGTAAGTGTAACCCCAACATCAATTATCGGGGGGTCTGCTGCGCATTATGTTTCAAATAAAACGACTACCACGTTTGATTTCATTTTAGTAGGAGGGATATTCGGAAATATAACACTGGACTGGGTGGTATTTAAATAATTATTAAATTAATCAGCCGAAAGGCATAAAACAAAAACAAAATGAAAACAGTAACAAGTACATTCCTTTCTTTAAATTTTAGAGATTTATTGAAAGCATTAATCATCGCAGTTTTAACACCTGTTATCCCAATTATTCAAAATAGTTTGAGTGCCGGGGTATTAACTTTTGATTGGAAAAATATTACAATAGCTGCAGTGGGTGGGGCTTTTGCGTATTTAGTTAAAAACTTTTTGACTCCATCGCAGATTATTATCACCGATGTCAATGCTGTAACTAAGGCGAAAGCTGAAGCTGCAAAATAAAATAAGTGCCCGCTTGAAATATAGCGGGCTATTTTTAATTTGTTAAATTAATTGTTATGTTGGGGATAAACGATTGGATTGCAATTTTAATAGCATTTTTTACGAACCTTGGCGCTGCCTATGCTTTTTTTGAAAATCAAAAACGAAAGCAGACTGAATTTGAACTAAACATGAATATTGAGATTGCAAAGCTAAATGAGAAGTACGTTGCACTAAACAAGGAAGTTTCAGAACATAAGGATGGCAATGAAAAATCATTTGATAAAATTGAATCCCTGGTTATGGATAACACAAAAAACAACAGGGAGGACCATGGAAAGCTATTCGATAAACTTGAAAAAGTTTCAAGCGACTTTGTGATTGCAACAAGGGTTTTAATTGGTAATACAAAATAAAATGACACGAGCCGAAAAATTTATACCGAAAATACTATTTAATGAGGGTGGCGATAAAGTGACCAACGATCCAAACGATTCAGGA